TTTATAGAACGTTGTCCGAGATATACCGCCGAGGATTTCTTGGACCTCCTCACGATTAATTAGTGCTGGTTGCATATTTTCTCCTTTACCTTCCCGCAGACATGACGATGCCGCCGATTATCGGTGCGGGAATAGGGTGGGTTGATTTATTGTTCGTGATGAACTCTTGATAGGTTCCTGCATCCGGTGATTACCGTTGCGGATATGGTTGTCTTTCTGGTGACTACTTCTATTTGATAATGCCGGTCACGATAACCGACTGAATACACGACATGGTGATACTTATTGCCAGTGCCGTACTTCAGTCGATGCTTATCAATGGCTTTACTGGCGACCACGATATGCACCGGCTCAGTATCACCGCGGATAACTTCACGCATGGTTAGCTCTAATCATCCAATTTTGGGGTAGGAGGTGTTGTCTTTACTCCGCGTAATTTTCTAGCCCCAGCCCACCAAACAACATGACGAAGGATAGGCCCGAAAGCCTTCTTGCATCTAACCCTATCCACTTCATCTATCTCACAGAAGAAAGGGCCATTCGCCAACCATAGCCTGTGCTTATTCCGGTGGGCGCTATAGATTTTGCCATCACATCCATTTACATGGGGAATCCACTCCCCATTTCTAATTTGCCGTATAACCAACTTAGTATTTTTCAGATACCGAATAAAACTAATCATTCATGTATTCCTTCTTACTTCACCACACACAAGCTCATGCTTAGGCTGAATATCTTTCATAGCCTCTATCTGATGCTCGCATTGTGATTGGGTGGGGTAGATTGTGTTATTGAGGGGTAATGCTTGAGTTTTGATGATTAGGAGTAGGGTGAAGCCGATTGTCACCATTGAAAGTCGCACTTAAATTCATGGTTGCACTCTGGGCATGCAAGCTCCACATCCTTAACTTGATCAAGTGGTCCGCAGCAATCACCATTCATGAATTGCCCATCGCCATATTCAGTCAAGTCAATCTGACATTCGCACTCTGGGCAATCAGTGAAAAGCATAACATGCCAACTAGCTCTTACCTTTCCCATATCACTTCCTCCCATTACTGCCTAAACCCACTAGACACAAAATCAAACCAATAACCAACCATGCTACAATCTCAACCATATCGTTCATGTTCTGATATGCCCTCCGATAGCCAGCATAATGAGAATAAAGGCACATATAATTCCAGCCCCAAGCAATCCACAGACAATTGCAAAGTTTAATATTGATAAAGTAACCATCAATCCCCCAATCCGTTTAGGTGTTTGATTTCTGCTAGCAATTCATTATGCCCGTCTTCCTTACCTCTACGATAAGACGTAGAGCAATCAATCCATTCTTCGTTTTCACCATATTCGGTTTTTGTTTTCGGCAACTTAATCTCCGGCAATATCGGGGCGGTAAAGAGCGGATAAGCCCCATCCTCATTCTCATTGCATAAAGCAGTATATATTTTATCCTCGACATCATTATCTACAGCATATAGGACTGGCTCTGCCGTTAGTGATGCTAGGGCTATCTTGAATATATCTTCTTCATCACTACAGCCACCGTGTACTACATGGGATGCTAGCCGCGCTCTGGCGTAGTTAGCCAACTCTTCACGCTTCTCTTGTGTTAATGCAATCATTACTACTCTCCACTATAAGTTAGCCTTCCTTGGCGATGGGGTTAGTCGCCGAAGCCACCGCGACCGTTAAGGTTAGATGTGACGATTCCTTCAGCCTTGCGAATCACTTCGGCCAGCTCCTTAGCCTCTTCATTACGCTTCCTTGCGCGTTCTGCCAGCATTGATTCTGGAACCGGAGGCTTAAATGCTGCCTTGTTATTCTCGACCCTGAGCTTTCCTTGCTCTGTGTAACGTGTATTCCAGTCAGTTGCTTTACCGTCCTTAATAACCGACATCACCATCGCACCGAATTTAGCTCTAGCGATTACCTCTCCCCATTGACCAGAACGGGACCAAGAAAGAGTCGATAGCGTTCTACTGCGTAAATCGTCAGGAAAGCGTGATAACTCCTCTCTCTGACCAAGTGACAGGCGTGAGAATACCGCCGATTCTTTCTCGGATAAGTTCATGGGGGTTCCTTAAATTAGGTGGGTAGGGTGGTTGCTACTGACTGCTAGAACGGGATATCTGAATCAAAATCCATCGGTGGTTCGTTCGATGAATTGGATTGCGGCATCTGCGGCTTACCCCATCCACTATTATCGCTTGGGTTATTGCTGACTTTAGGTTTGCCGTTATCTTCCTGCTTACCGCCAAGCATCTGCATGGTGCCCCCGACATTCACTACAACTTCCGTGGAGTAACGGTCTTGGCCACCTTGGTCCTGCCATTTTCGAGTTTTTAACTGGCCTTCGATATAAACCTGAGAACCTTTACGCAAATACTCTCCGGCGACTTCTGCCAACTTTCCGAATAAAACCACTCGATGCCATTCTGTGACCTCCTTGTTCTCACCTGTTTGCTTATCACGCCAACTTTCCGAAGTTGCCAGAGTGATGTTGGTAACAGCCCCTCCGTTGGGCATATACCGAACTTCTGGATCTTTACCTAAGTTTCCGACAAGAATTACCTTGTTTACGCCTTTACTAGCCATTACGCCGCCTTATTAAGTTCTTTTCCGCGCACTTGAAACACTTCCACGCATTTCTTCTGGTGCTCTGGTGAATTAGCCAAACTGTTCCATGCTGGCTTGTATAGTTTTTTAAGGCACTCCAATTCAGTGCACTCTGTTGCTTGAGTGGTGAACTCAGCGAGTATCTGGTCTGGACTCATTGGAGAAGGGTGGTGTACCTCACTATCAGCGTCGACAGCTGTCTCTTCTGTGGGAATACAAAAAGTTTGAAAGGCTGCATACTTATAAGCGATCGACATTGCTTTGTTCGTGGCTTTATCGCCGCTATCCATGGCCTCGCCATAAGTTGTCACCGTGTGAACACTGCCATCCTCAACTCCAACGAAATCGAACTCAGCTTTAACCACTACATAAAAAAGGACACCACCTCGTTGCGTTTGTCTCTCCGTGACATTTCGCTCAATGATGCGAGGTAAGATAAGCAATCCATGACGTACCAGAGCGGGGGCTAGTGCATTGTAAACTTGGTCGATACCTCTGAATTGGAATCCCTGTTGCCGGTTCTCTCTGTCCTTACTAATTCCTTTCTCAGCCATATCCTTGGCTACTGCGCTTATTGCTTTATAAACACTCATGAGTAATTACCCTCAAATTCAGCCCAGCTAATCACTGGATTATTTCTTTCGGTAGCCAAGTCGATAGCTTCCTGCTGAATATCTTCCATTTCAGACTTAACTAGCGGCATTATTTCAGCGAAGAACTCGCTATCGTTATCACGCCACATGATTACTACCTCGCAATATTTCTTTAGCCAGCATTGAACACATCAACGCATCCCGCTTTGCCTCTTTCCACTCACTACCTAAGCGACGACACTCAATTGCACGAATTACGCAGTAACGTCGCCACTCTTTGTGCATTGCTGGGGTTTGAGGGATTTTGCTTTGTGCTGATAAGTTCATTTCGACCCCCTTTTTAATTCCATCATTCGTTTACGGCCTGCCTCATTGTCTGGCAGCGACCAGCGGGTAAACCCGACATTAAATTTGAGCCTGTTCACGCATAAGCCTCCGGTCTGGCCGCATCGTTAACAAACTGCTGAATGCGGTCTAATTGAGTAGTGTAGAAAGATTTAAATAGGTTGATAGCAGCGCCAATAGCGCCGCCGATGGTGGTAGCCATTAGCGATACTCCGTTAAGTGTTGTTGTCATATAACCGCCCACTCATTGAATAGGCGCTGATATGAGGGCGTAAAAAAAGCACCCGCAGGTGCTTAAGTCTGTTAGGGCAGTATTACCCAGATAGCCCACTCTTAAATGAGCTATAGGGGGTTACTCGATTACTCTGACGAACTCAAATTCACCACACTGAATATCGCCTTTTTCTGTGATATTCGTTATTTCTGCCCTGACCAGACAAGCCCCCATATCAGACCATTCATCTAAATCGTCATTATCTGGCTCGTCTTCGCCAATGACCTCGAAAACCTGAGCGTCTTGGGTGTTGTATTCCGCGCGTCCATCCATAACAAACCAGTAAAATCTTTGATTTGACTCAACCATCACTAACCCCCATTCATATAACTAATAACGCCCCAAGCAAGCAGACCTATAACCGTTGACCAGAACGCTATCAACGCCTCCGCTAGAATCATGTAAAACTTCTGGTTAAATGTCATATTTCACCCATAAAAAAAGCCGCTCTTGGCGACTTGTATCTATTCAATGAGCTATTCACTTTCTGTATTAACCCTCGTCTGGTAAGGGGAGGGAGTGAGTAGCTAGTTATTCATTATCATCTTCACAGCAAGAACAATTTAGGGCATTCATCTGCAATATGGTGATTGATGCAGAAGTATCCATAATTGACTGTAGATTTGCCTTGAGAAGCTTTGAGAAATTCACGGACATTAGTTTCAGCTTGTTGTCCTTTATTGTTTTTGTGTCGCCATCGAAAGATAAGTCGAACTCACCATTTTCTGCGTTTGTAATCTCTATTTTTACTACTAGCTTCTCTTCCATACTTACCTCGCACTAACTGAAACTGATTTACGATGACCGAATAATCAGCCATCAAGAATAGGCTCCTGCTCTTATAAGCCGCTCAGGATGCGCGGCCCCCTTTAGTCACCACAACAGCCGGGGTTCTGATATAATTGATTCACCACAACAGCCTTGAGAATCAACCATGCCAAATTGGATAGGGCAGATATTCGCCTTTCTTGAAAGAAACATAGATTTAAGGAATCTTATGTCTTGGTTAATATCCTTAGTTCTTCTCTTGGTCTTCACACCTACTTCTATCGTTGATGTAATCAACCAACGAAGCACTCACTTGATACCTATTGGCGATTACTTCTTTGGATTATCTTTAGGTGTTAGCTTTTTCATAAGCCTTTCCTATCAATGGCTAGCAATGATGGCAAAGGAATCAATATTAAAAGCTAAAGATAAAAGGACACTTGAATCCAAGTTGCTCGTTTTGAGTGATATAAGTGAAGAAGAAACGACGACATTAGCTACACTGGCGATGCTTGGATTAACCCGTAAAACTAAAGCCCACAAAGGAAATATAAATTCCATAACCTCGCTTGTTGATAAGGGGATAATGGAATCAACAGGTGAGGGGCTATTCCTCGGCGCTGTCGATGAATACGTCATCACTAGTGATTACATTGAGCCAGTAAAGAAATATTTCTTATCTAGTGAAGAACTAAAAAAGAAATATCTTGGGTACTAGCGAGCTGTTACTTGATTTGATTTACGATGACCTGCGAAATACAAGCCGACATCTTGCAAACACGTTGGACCTTCAACTATCGGTTTGCGGTTAAATTCGTGCATATATAGATAGGTTGCGCGAATCAGTCCGTTCTTATAGTCAATGACCTGACGCTTAGCTGCTGCTGCGACTAAGATTAGCGGCTTAGGCTCGTAGCCCGGTCTTTGGACTGGTGTAACTGTCTCGCCAATATCTTCATAGCTGCGTCCAACCTTAGTCGGGTTAGCTGCTGCGAAAGCCATTTGTTTAGCTTTGCGCTTCTCATCACGGCGAGTACGAGCGGTAGATTTTAAATTCTGTGCCGGAATCATAATTACCTCCTGAATGAATTTTGGTGGTGAGGTGTTCGATAACTGGTCCGCTACATGACTAGTATTTTCACAGTCAGTTTCTCGGCTGCTCAGTATTGAGCTTCACCACACCCCAAAACTCACGCTTTGGTTATTTGCACTTTTCAGCGCTCGATTGAGCCATCGTTATGATGGGGTACTACGCGAACACTTTGTTTCGCAGTCGATGTTTCGTTTCGATGTGTTTATTATCACCGCAGGAGTTATTCTAGTCAACACCGCAAGAGATAATATATCACTAATAGTTGTAATGTGATTGATTTTTCAGTGTATTTATTTTTATTCAGACGAAAAAAACCGCATTTAGCGGCGAGGTATCAGGAATGGACTGTGGATTTTGGGCAAAAAAAATCCCGCTTGCAGGCGGGAGAGTTAACTTAACAGGGCAAATAAATAGTTTTTAGTTATCTGGCTATAATGCCTGTATGCCTGTGAGAGTTATTGATTTAGATCAAGATTGGTTGAGTAATAAAAAAATCCCGCACTATGGCGGGACAAGTACAACACCAGAATTACTGCTTAATGTGAATAGGCAGGTATTGTATCGATTTAAGAAAAAATCTTAATGATGCAGGTCAATTCTGGTGGGATAGGGTGAAAAACATCCCGCCTGAGCGGGATGTATTATTACTCTTTGAAAACATTTACAGGTAATGTTACGCCATCGTAGCCTGCTGTTTTGAGTGTAGATAGAGTAAATGCTCTTAAGTATGGGTAGAGTGTTTCTCTGACAGGGATGGTTTTTGCTATCTCCATTGCCTGTTCATTCGTCATTGAATTTTCGAATCTAAATATGGCTGTTTGGGTCGCAGTGTAATGGAATTCCTTGTTCGAATGGAGGCCCATTACCATATTTACTCTAAAATCGGTGGAATTTGTCGCATTGAAATCTACAGAAGAGTTTATGTTCATCATGAAGTCACGACCAGAATTGGTTTCTTCATCAGTAGGACTCAGTGAGAACTCCTTTATCCAAAACTTTGTAATTTCGAAACTCATCAAAACCTCAATACATTAGTGGGAAATATGAACAAAGTTATCTTGCTTAGATGTGTTTATGGCATCTGATTTTCTGCCATATTCCATAGAGACTTTGGCAGATTCTAAATTAAGAAAAAATCCACGATTAGTATTTCTAGGCCTTAAGTCATGCTTCAAAAATCTGCTGTCTAATCCTGCACTATTGAGGAGTGATTGAAATAACGCTCGGTTAATAGAAGCATTACGAATTAATTTATCCATGGCTTCGGATTGCATAACATCATCTGATTCGTATTTTGTGAATGCATTCACGCCGCCGCCAAAAACTTTGGCTGCATCAACCTGATTCAGTCCTAATTTGACCCTAATCCTTTTGACTTGAGAGCCTGTAAGAAGGCCATCAATGATTTTTTTAGCTTCGATAACTGCTCTTTTATTTATTTTAAGTTCTTCTGCGCCAGCCTGGTCAACATGACAGAAATCACACACGGAGAAGAAATGCGTGTATTCTTTTCTTTTCCCTTTGTAGGTAAGAGTATCTAACTCTGACTTACGTGTTAAATTGCCTACTCCACATACTGGACAAACGTTATTCTTTTTCATTATTCCACCTAATCATCTCTGCCTAGGGGTATGTAGCGAAACCGTCAGGACCATGTTCCCCGTCACACCAATGCAAAATTTAATGTACAACTCACATTCCATTTCTTTGTGCGCAGCTTCAATCCAAGCTGTTTCGTAAAAAGAGTAAGCATCGCACGCTGCCCATACCTCATTCCTATTGATCTGGCACCATTCAGATCCAATAAACCTTCCAAATCTGACCGCCCTTATCACCGACTCTTTAATGTCGTTTTCATCTTTCTGTAAGGCCCTAACGTCCTTCCTGCATTGTTCTGTGACCACAGAAATACTGCAATTTTCGATTCTTTCCAATACATCTGAATAAATCGGTCCACCAGTTATCTTATCTGGCCTCCCAGTGAAACCCTCTTTATGAGAGCTAACTATAACTACCATTATGGTAAGTTCCTCCAGAGGATGTCAATTTCATTTACGTAAAGAATTTTCGGTAAGGCATTAGGGGTAATTCACAAAACCGCATCTTAGCCTCTACAGCTACGCCTAGCTGAGTACATCTTCAGGCCATTGTGCCTTGATTACCTTTCCAATAATCCTACAGTTTTCATTGCACTCAATGCTTTGGTATCGTGGGTTAGGGTTCAAAGGCTCTAGCCATGCGGTACAGTCCTCCCACACAAGCTTCTTAAAGGTCACTTCTGAGTCGTTGTGAATTCCAGCTACACAGAAATCACCGCTTTCAACTGGAACCTCTGGATCTACCAATATCAGCATTCCCTCTGGGAAGCTTGGCCTGCTTCCTTGAGGTGCCGTCATCGAGTGACCTGAAACCTCAAGCCAAAATGAATTCTTTGAGGCTTTCTTGGTTGAGGCTATCCAAGTCTTTGCATCTTTTTTAGTAAAAGATCCAACCTCTGAGAGATTACCAGCCTGCACGGTCGTAAACAGGGGGTATTGATAATCATTTACCACTGATTTTGCATCACCGATGGAACGATACATCTCTGCAATCTCTGAGGCTATAGACGGGCTGAAATCTTCAACTCTTACCTGTAATACCCTAGCTAATGCTGCTGCATTACTTGGGTTTAAGGCGTTAACCCCATTCAAAAGTGACGCTACCGCAGATTGACCTACACCCAGCTCATACGCGACAGACTCTTGGGATATTCCCAAAGAAGACTTTTTCCCTTCGTAAATTGTCTTGAGCCTTTTGGCGTCTTCGACTTGCTCATTAGAGAGCGGTTTCTTTTTTATACTCATATTATAAATTTATCACCGCATGGGATAATTAACTAACTCCGCAAGTGTTGACTATTTTACCTCTAGCGGTGATAATTAGTTATCGCAAGGAGGAGTTATGAAACAAAAAATAAAGCTCAAAGATTACGTAAAGCTGCACGGTCAGACGAAGGCGGCTCAATTACTTGGTATCTATCAAAGTGCAATTTCTAAAGCTATCGACTTAAACAGGGATATTACTCTTACCATCCACAGCAACGGAGTAATTACGGCCGAAGAAACAAAGCCATTCCCTAGCGTAAAGAAAAACACTCAAGCAGCTTAGTAACACCCTTCAATCGAGCACTGAAAAGTGCAACCCCACCTAATAGCACCAATCTATTTATGGCATTCAGCTATTAGCTGATCGCTCAACTAAACACACAAGGATATTACCCAATGGAGTTCGCAAAAGAACGCAAGAAAGCCTTGCAGATAGAGAGCTACTTACTCTCGAAGATTTCAGTAAGAGGCCAGACAAAGCTCGCCAAGATGCTTGGTTTGAATGAGGCCGCAGTAAGCCGATTAAAGGCTGCTACTGGTAAGCAGAAGTACAGCACCATGAAGCTAATGAGTTTGATATTGGCTTATGCAGGAATGGAGACACCAGAGTTTGATTTAGTCGGGACAATGAGCCGGTTAGAGAAGAAGCTGGAGAGAATGGAAGAATTACTGGCAAAGAAAAAGCCCGGCGGTCACCGAGCTTCATCACAACTAGCTTTGGAACTTTAATACGTTGTCAGCGAGGTTAATTATACATGAAAACCCATGAAGAGCAAAAGGCTAAAGGAACTAAAGAGGCCAGAAGAATAGAGGCTTGTAGCGGTTATAACCCTGTGGTGGTTAGCAAACTACGCCAGATTCTCAATCAACATAAACCACAGGAGAAAAGCAAATGAGCATGATCTTAATGGCAACTGCAATGAAGATGAAAGTCGGCAATCCTCTTCGTAAATTAGTTCTGATTAAACTGGCAGATAATGCGAACGATGAAGGTATCTGCTGGCCTTCAATCACTAACATTGCCGATCACTGTGAAATCTCAATTCGCTCTGTTCAAAATCACATTTCAGCACTTCAAGAAATGGGGCTAATTACCGTCATAAACCGCAGAACTGAAACCGGTTTAAATCAGTCAAATGTGTTCAAAATATCGCTAAATAAGACTGGTGCAAATGCTGCGGGGAGTGGTGCAGGAGATTCCAAGACTGGTGCAAATGCTGCGGGGAGTGGTGCAGGAGATTCACCAGTAGTGGTGCAGGAGCTGCACCCAGAACCTATCACTCTTTTAACCTATCAAGAACCTATCAGTGAACCTTTGGGGAAAACTGACCCAGCAACACAAAATTATTTAAAACGGATGGGAATGACTTCACCCTCTGAAATCCAGATACCATTCCCGAAGAATTTCACTCCCAATGCTGAGAACCAAAGCATCGCCTTGGAGAAGGGCGTTAACGTGCAGGAAGAGCTTATCAAGTTCCGCGACTATGCCGAGTCAATGGGTGCCAAGAAGCAAAGCTGGCACAAAGCGTTTAACAACTGGCTACGAAACGCAAGACCCGCACAAGTAAAACCGACTCACCAATCAGCGATTCAGGTCACTAAATCTGGTTATGTATTTATCAACTAGGGCGACCATGAAATCACAAATCAAATCACTCCTGATTGCAGGATATAACCACGGGCTAGTCACTGAGTCGTTTGTCGGTTACTGGTTCAGGCTGTTAAAACTTCGGGGCGCATGATGACACCTAAAGAACTTTCGGATCAGCTTTGGAATCAAGTTGACCGAGTAGCAAAATATTTACTCCCGAACGGGAAGCGTGAGAGCGGTGAGTGGGTAGCAGGAAGCGTTGGCGGTGAAGCTGGCAAGAGCCTCAAGGTCAATCTGCAAGGCAAGAAAGTCTGGCAAGACTTCGCAGAGGGTGACGGTGGCGACCTGTTAGACCTTTGGGTGCTGAGTCGTGATTGTGGCCTACACCAAGCCATGCAGGAAGCGAAAGAGTTTCTCGGCATCAAAGACACAGACCATCACTTCGCAGCCAAGCAGCAAAAGAAATTCTCCCGCCCTAAGCCTGAAAATATCAAGAAATTCGTCAAGAAAACCGATGATTGCTACGACTACCTAGAGAGCCGAGGCATCACACGGGAAACAGCCGAAAAATTCAAAGTTTCGAGCGCGGTAGTTTGGAGCCATGACGAGAAGCGAGAGCTCAAAGCAATCGCCTTCCCGTACAAGCGCGACAATGAGTTACTACAGGTCAAGCGCATCAGTACTGAGCGACCGAATGGCAAGAAGGTCATCATGGCAGAGGGTGATTGTGAGCCATGTCTATTTGGCTGGCAGACTATGCCGAAAGAATCGAGAGCCGTGATTATCTGCGAGGGTGAAATCGACTGCATGACCTATGTGCAATATGGATTCCCTGCATTGTCCGTACCATTCGGAGGCGGTAAGGGTGCCAAGCAGCAATGGATTGATTTTGAGTTTCACAACCTCGACAGATTCGAAGAAATCTGGTTATCACTCGATACCGATGAAGTGGGATTAGCCGCATCCAAAGAGATTGCCAGCCGACTTGGTGAGCATCGTTGTATGTTGGTCAAGCTACCGCACAAAGACATCAACGAGTGCCTACAGGCAGGGATGACTGACGAGCAGGTACTTGATGTACTGGAACGGGCTGAGATGTTCGACCCCGAAGAGCTTTACAGCGCCAGAGAGTTCTACCAAGACACCGTTGATGCTTTCTACGGTCAGGAGCAATACCTATTCCCGACACCTTGGTCAACGCTAAACGGTAACTTCATGTTCC